CCTCCGCCACCAGCTCGGCGCCGGTGCCGGCGGCGTTCAGGGCCTTTTGATACAGTGCGCAGATTGCCTGGTTGACTGCTTGCAAAGAGATCACAGGTCTCTCACCGCCTCGTCCAACAGGTCATCCAAATCCATCAAAAACTGCGGCTCGAAGTCTCTGGCAGCAACCTCAAAAACGTGGTGTCCCTGCACAAACCCGACTTCCCGGCCATCGTGTGTCACCATCCGGTGCCCTTCCTCAATCAGGTGTGCGTGCGGAGCGTAGGAATACACGCGGATTGCTTGGGATCCTCGATAGTTATACACCTTTCCGCGCTTGATGGATTTCAGGTAATTTCCCGTCTTTTTTCCAAGCCTCCGTGCGCCTTTCACAGTCTGTTGTCTCAGTTTGTTAGCCTCTTTCCGCAAGAAGGGCTTCTGCTGCCGGCGTAGTCTTTCGCCGGATTGTCCAAGCTGTGCGGCAAATGCCGCCAGCGCCGATGAGTCAAAAGCTGCGCGTGCCATCTTCGATCACCAGCCTTACATAAAGATCCAGGAAACCGCTGTCCCGGTAGTTGGGGTAAAAATACTGGACCTCATAGACCTGCCCCCGGAAGCGAAGCCGCAGGTCCGTTGTCAGGTTCGGGATGGAGGCCCGGCGCACGGTGATCCGGTGGGTCACCTCCGCCCGCTCCATGTCTCCCTCAACGGTCTCGCCCCGCCCGGCCGTGGGCACGATTTTGGCCCACACCCGGCGCTCCGCCTCATAGTCGTATGTCTGCTCCCCCAGCGGATTGGCCCGCCCGATCCGGCGAAGCACCTCCACCCGGTTCCGCAGTTCCCCGGCACTGACAACCGCCATAATTTTCTCCTTTTTCTCTTGACTTTTTCACGATACCGTGATATGATAATAATCAGAAAGGGGAAATGAATATGCCTGTGATTGCTCGCTTTTATGGTATGACCATCAAAATGTATCTGCTGGGTAAGGAGCATAATCCGCCGCATATCCACGCACTATACGGTGACTATAATGGCATCATCGATATTCAGACGCTGGATATGATGGAGGGGGATCTTCCCGGCAAGGGGCTGGCCATGGTTCGGGAGTGGATGGCCGCGCATCAGCAGGAACTCTTAGATATGTGGAATACACAGAACTTCCGGACGCTGCCCCCGCTCGTATGAGCGGGGTGCGGTCCGATACAGCACAGAAAGGAGTGGTCCCATGTTTCACAAGATCAAATCCGTGACCCCTTTGGCAAATTACAGGCTTCTGGTCCACTTTACAGAAGGCTGCTGCCGGGAATACGACATGACCCCGCTGATCCAGCGGATGCCTGTTTTCGCCCCCCTGCGTGACGTTCCCGGTCTGTTCGGTCAAGTGCGCACTGACCCCGGAGGCTATGGTGTCTCTTGGAATGATGATATCGACATGGACGGCTCCGAACTCTGGGAAAACAGTGTGCCTGTGTCCTCACCTTTTGACAGTCTCCTGTCCTTTGCGGATGCTACAGAACTCTGGGGGCTGCACGAGAGTACGCTCCGAAAGGCAGTCGCCTATCACAAACTGGTGGAGGGTGTAGACGCACAGAAATATGGCAAGCAGTGGATTGTCACCCGAAACGCAATGGAACGCGAGTATGGTCCCGCCCCCCAGAGATAGCGTTACACCTGCCTCCCTGCTGTTCCGCAAAAGGAGGAATTCTCATGAAACAAGCCTATCCCATCATCCTGACGCCGTCCGAACACGGCTATGTGGTCTACGTGCCGGACCTGGATATCAATACGGAGGGGAAGGATCCCGCCGACGCCATCGACATGGCCGCGGACGCTATCGGCCTCTGGGGGATCTCCGCCCAGGCTCTGGGCCGCGAAATTCCGGCGCCCTCTGCGGCGCTTCCCGTCTGTGCGCCGCCTCAGACGGCGGCCTATGCCCTGGTGGACCTTGATGCTTACCACGGCGATCCCGTATGATTGCCCCGCCGCCCCGGCCTCCGCCGGGGCGGCCCTTTTCATGTGTCCGATTCGGACGCTGGCTCCGTGGCCTGCAGCTGCAGGAAGGTCCCCCGGTATTCCCGGTTGTCGGTCAGCGCCGAGCCGCTGACGGTGGTGCCCCGCTTGTCATAGGCGTCCAGGACCAGGGCGTTCACGCACAGGTCGTACTGGGCCCGCCTGGGCGTGTCCGCCTCCGGCTCAGAGATGTCCGCGCCCGCCAGATACGCGACAGCGGAGAGATACAGGGTCTTGAGCAGGTCCTCTTCTCCATCCTCCAGCACGTCGATCCGGCAGTAGGCCATAAGCCGGGCCCTGATCGCCTCGCTCCAGGATGTCATGACTTACACCACCAGATGCCAGCTGTTCTCCGGCGGCCGGTACATCGGCCGCACAGCGGCCAGCACGGCGCAGTCCACCTCCGAGCCGGCGTCGTGCTGGAAGGTGACGCCCACATAGCGGCCACGGTCTCCCCGGACCCTGTAGCTCACCACGGCGAGGCCGGGGGTGGAGCCGGATGCGGTAAATACCACCTTTTCCGCCTCCTCCGGGCTGGAGCCGCCGGCGTTCGCGGAGGTCTGGACGCCCACCGTCAGCTTCTTCCCGCTGGCGAGGGAGCCGGTGTAGATCAGGAATTCCACGCTGTCCGCGCCGGCGGTGTCCACAAAGGTACTGGTCTTTTTCGTGGCCGTAGCCACCGCCTGGGGCGCGAACACGCCTAGGAACTGGACTTCTTCACAGATGCGATTCATACGGTTTCCTCCTTACGTTCTGGCAGCTAGCGCCACAAAGGGGCTGCGGGTCTTGGCACTGTTCTTGATTTTCAGGGGCTTGTTCACCTTGGGGGCGCCGTTGCAGCGGAACACCATGCGGAAGCAGTTCTGGTCCGTCAGGAACTCCACATGGATGGACCAGTCCTGCTTTGCGGTGCCCTTGCTCAGCAGGATGTACTGCATCGGGTCCACCAGCATGACGTCGCCTTTGCTGCCCAGAGCGGGGCAGCTGTCCTCAAACAGCACCGGCTTGTTCAGCACCCGCTGGGTGTCGAAGTTGCCCAGGCCCCCCTCCGGATTCCAGAGGAACTTAGCCGCTTCGCCACTCTGGATGGCCAGATACGGCAGCTGCTCCTCCAGGTCCGGGTGCATCAGCCACACCATGCGGTCCCGGCCCCGGGGCATGGCCCGGGCCTGCATCTTGATGACGTTGGCGCCCTGGAACGTTCCGGCGGCCTGGCTGGACTCCTTGTCCACCACGATCACGGCCCCGGAGTTCAGGAGGCCCAGGGGCTTGCCCACGCCGTCGCCGGAAATGACGCTCTCCGTCAGCAGCCGGTCCGCCGCCAGGGTGAAGCCGTTGCCCACAAAGCCGGTCAGGAAAGCGGCGTCCTGCAGCATCTCGTCCGTGCAGTAGCAGAAGCCCATCATCTTCTCCAGATCCAGCTTCATCTCCCGGAACTGGGGCTTGCTGGCCGCCACCGTGGCGCCCTCCGCCGCCCAGAACATCTGAATGCCGCCGAACACGCTGGTGGAGATATCCGTCTCGTCTGCGTGCAGCCACCGCATGGCGTTGGCCGCGCTGGAGCAGGTGTACCGGTCCAGCCGGTTCAGGAGGGGGCTCTGCCGCACGGCGCTCTCCAGGATCGCCCCGGCGAAGTCCTCCTGGAGGGCGAAGCCGCCGTCCGGGCCGTTGGTGCCGGTGACGCCGGCGGCATTGTTGACCTTCTCCAGCCGTTCGTCCGCCACCAGGCCCTTCCGCAGGTCATAGACGGCCTTCAGCTGCTCGCCCAGGGTGGCAAAGGGCTTCACGGCATCCTTTTTCCCATCCTTGGGCTTTCCGGTCCCCTCGTCGTGGAGGATGCCGTCATACTTGCCATCCAGGGGGACGGCGTGCTTCCGGCTCTCGTCCAGCAGCCGCTCCACCGCCTGAATCTGCTTGTTGATGCCCTCCATCTGGTCCGCCAGTTTATTGGCGTCCTCGAACTTGCCCTCGGTCACCAGGGCCTGGGCCTGTTTGTTGAGCTTGGCCTTGCTGGCCCGCAGCTCCGTGATCTTCTCCATGTAGTCCATAATCGTCCTCCGTATTCTCAGTATTTTGCAAGCGTCCCCAGCCGGGCCAGGATGCGCTTTGCCTCACAGTCTCGCGCGGCGGCCTCCCGGTCCTCCGCCACATGGCGCCGGTACCGTTCCCGCATAGCCGCCGTCAGCCGGATGCGGCCGGCCGCCGCCACGAATGCCGCCGGGTCCCCCTCCGGCTCTGTGACGCCTTCCAGCGCCACGATCCCGTCGATCAGGCCGTATTCTTTTGCCTGGGTGGGGGTGATCCAGATATTTTTATCCATCAGGGAGATCAG